TCTTGGGCACGTGGGCCCCCTTCAGCGGTAGGTGTCTCTACCTGTTTTGAAGGGAGTCGGCTACGTGGTGACGCTGTGACGAAGTGGCGTCGAGCTGGGTTTACTCAATGAGAAGTCTTATGTGAATTCAGGAAAAGAGTCACAGCGTCACTTCATCACTCACCCCAGGTCAGCCGTGTGTGCCGCTGTAAGGGCGTGACGAAGCCCCGCCGGTACGTGGTGACCCGACGGGGCTGTGAGGGGCTGTGAGGGGCGCTCAGCGCTGTAGACGGTCCTTCACGACGTCGCCCAGGCGCTCATGTGCTTCGGTCACCGCAGCGTCAACGGCGGACGGCAAGCCCAGGGCGTCACGGCACGGCAGGCACGTCGGCTCAGCCTTACCCGTGGGGAACGACGGCACGGCGCCACACTCAGCGCTGTACACCCCTGCCCCCTGCCGGAGCGCGTGAGTCTCCGTGTCGTCGTGTGACTCAACCGTCAGGTACGTCGGTGCGTCGGTCATGGTTCCTACCTCCTTACGGGCGAAGCCCCCGGGTGCGTGTCCCAGGGGCTTCACACTCTGCGGTCGGGTTGGTCAGTCTTCGTCGTCCGACGTGACAAGCGCGCTCAGGTCAAGGTCGAACGCGTCGGCAGCGCTGCGAATGATCGCGTACAGCTCCGCCTTCGCCTTCCGCTTGTCGGCAGCGCTCTTGACCTTGCCGAAGCGCTTACCGGCCTTCTCCATAGCGGCCTTCACCTGGGTCAGCGCGTCGACCGTCTTCTGACCTTCGGTCTTCTCTTCCTTGTCGCCGTCCGGGATGAACTCAGCGGGAATCTCCGCCGTCAGTTCCTTCAGGGCGCCTTCAAGCTCTTCGACCTTCGACGCGTCGGCGTTGTCGGCTTCCTTCAGCGTCTCAAGTTCCTTCGCCGTGATCTCAAGCTTCTTCACGCGCCGGTCGATACGGGCAAGCTCCGTACGGCCGTACTTCGGAAGCTCAACGCCGTTCTCTTCGTACAGCGCACGAATGGCGTCGGACGGCTTCAGCTCCGCCGGGTAGTCGGCTTCGTCAACGTCGGCGTCGGCCTGAGCCTCAGCGATAGCGGCGGCGTTCGCTTCGAGCTTCGCGACGGCACCCGGGAAGAGCGACCGCATGACCGTCAGCGTCTCTTCACGGTCCGGGCCGTTGAAGGACTCAAGCCAGTCACACAGCACGTCCGAAGCCTTGTTCTGAGTGGCGCGCTGAAGGGAGTTGAAGGCGCCCAGGCGCTCAACGTCGTCGTCGGCAATGCTCTTCCGGACTTCGTCCCACACGGCGGCGTGACTGTTCTTCGTGGTCTTCCGAACCGACGTCAGGTCGGGCAGGTTGTTCGCGTCCGGGTTCGGGATGCGGGTGCGCATGTCGAGCATGGTGTGTGCCAGGCGCTCACCGACGTTGGTCATCTTCAGACCCAGGTCGATACCTTCGCTGACGAACTTGACGCCGTCCTTCACAAGCTTCGTCACGCCGTCGAACTTGTTGAAGTCTTCGGCCACTTCGGCAACGGCCTTCTTCGCAACGGCCTTCGAAGCGGTCTTCTTCGCGGCAGGGGCAGCGGGGGCAGTAGCGGCGGCAGGCGCGTCGGCGGCAGGTGCCGGGTTCAGCTCCGTCAGCTTCGCCTTCTTCGCCTCAGACACGGTCGCACGAAGCGTGTTGCGGTGCTTCGTCGGAAGCTTCGCAATCAGGTCTTCCGCCTGCCCAGCGTTCGCCTCAGCGACGTCGGCGGACTCAGCGGCCTTGATTGCGTCGACGTGCTCATGAACACGGCTGATCTGAGCGTCAACGTCCTGGGCTTCGGGCGTAGCGGCAGCGGTCTTCTTCGCGGCAGCGGGCATGACGTTCTCTCCTTCGTTGGCGCCCTCAACGGGCGTGATCTTCTTCTGACTGACCGTCAGGTTGAGACCCGGGATCTTCACCGGCTCTTCCGTCACGATCACGTCGCCGGTCGGAACGACCTTCGAGCAACCGGCGCACAGCTCAAGTTCGGGCTTCTGATCCATGGCCGGACCGAAGGACCGAACGGGCGTCTTGAACTTCGTCGGGCAGTAGGTGACGTTCCGGCCGTCGGCGTCAAGCTCCGCCTTCAGAGCGTGCATGGTTCCGTTGGAACCGGTCGCGCTGCCAATCCGAATGTCGCCCCGGACGTCCTTCAGCTTCAGCTTCTTCGCGGCCATGGTGGAGCCCCCTTCGTTGTTGTCGTCGTCGTGCGTGGCCGACTCTACCAGACTACTCACGTGAGTAGTCACGTCTTCGGCAATGTCGGCGTCGGTCACCACAACGAACGAGTCGGTACGGTTCCCGTCTTCGTCCACATAGGCAACCGTCCAACCGGGCGTGATGTGGTCCGCGCCGGTCAGCTCCGTGTCGAACGTCCGGCCGTTCAGGGTCACGGTCACGGCGTCACCGATCGTGCGCCCCATCCATTCGTCACCGCGCGGGTCACGGTTCAGGCGCTCTTCACGGGCGACACGCTCAGCCTCAATCATGGCTTCAGCGGCCTTCTCACAGTGCTTGCACAGCTTGCGACCCCCAGCCTTACGCGCTGCCTCAAGGGCGTCTTCAACGTCTTCGAACTGGGCGCCGTCCGCGAAGTTGTACCGGGTCAGCGACGGGCAGGCGCTCAGCGCGTAATCCGACACGTGGTCGCCCATGTCGTTGCCGCCGCCGGTCGAGCGAATCGCAAGCCCGTCAATGTGGTTGGTCGTCCGGTTGTACTTGACCGTGAACATGCGCCCCGCCCCTTCGTCGTCTTCGCTGTGCTGTGCTCAGCCTAGCGCCCCGAAGCCCCGTTTCGTGACTACTCACGTGAGTAGACAGAAAGCTTTACCTTCCCGTGACCAAACGACGAAAGCCCCCTACCGACCAACCCGGTTGAGGGTCAGTCAGTAGGGGGCCCGTGTCAGCGGCTCCGGGGGAGAAGGAGTGAGTCAATGATCCGGTTCAGCTCTTCGAGCGTTCCCGTGTTCGCAATGGTCAGCGCCGTCGCCCAGTTCTCAAGCTCCGTTTCGCTCTTGTGCTTCGCCGTGTCGCCGGTAGCTCCGGCCCCAGGTCGAGTAACCCGGATCGTGGCGAAGCCCCTGTCACGAAGGTAAGTCGCTTCGTTCTCGTACCGAACGTCAGTGACGACAACCGGCAGGTTCAGGCGCTCCGCAGCGTCGATAGCGGGGGCAGCGGCACGGACCCAGAAACCCGGGTCAATGTCGCGAACCGTCTGCCCGACGTGCTGAAGCACCCGACGAACTTCCGGGTACGTGGTCTTCGCGTAGTCCCAGCCGACGGCGGCAATGAGCTTCGAAAGCCGGACGTGCACGCCGTACGTGGTCGGGATGATCGGGTCAACGCGAAGCGCTGCCCGCTTCAAAGGGTCAGCGAATGCGACGCGCTGATATCCGTAACGCTGCCGGAGCCGTGCGCCGACCGTGTCTTTGCCGGACTGGGCCGGACCGATCAGACCAATGGACTTGTAATAGGCCACTGCCGAATTCCCTTCGCGGTGAATGCACTTACACCCGCCACGAAGGGAGTCGGCTACCTAGACACCCAGAAGGACATGAACGGCGCCCATGACGGCAGCGCCCGGGAAGTCCGGCTTGATGGCAGTCACGGCAGCGACGGCACCCGCCACGAAGCCGACGATTGCTTTCCGATGCTTCCTGACGAAGTCGAGAACGACGCCGATACCGGCCGGTCCCTTGCTGTGCTCACCCATGCGAGCCCCTTACTGTGAGTGACGAAAACGCCGGAGCCGGCACGCCCTGAATACGTGCAAAATAGGACATGCCGACCACCGCGGTAATGACAGAGTGTTACTTGACCTTCGGGACCTTCAGCGCGTCCCACGTGGTCTTACCGGGCCAACCGTCGGCGTCGGCACCCGTGTACCCGTTCTTGCGCTGCCACTTCGCGTACGAAGCCTTGTCGGCGTCAGTCCACTGGGGACCCGGGCCGGACTTGTACGCGGAGCACCCGACGGCAACAAGCCGCTTGCCCATGGCCGTGACGATTGCCGACTTCGGCTCACCCTTGAAGAAGGCAGCACCCGGGAACGGCTCATACGACGGCTTCGGCTTCGGCTTCGGCTTGCTCGGCGTCGAGCCGGTCACGTCCGAAAGCTTGCCGGTCGCCTTGACCTTGTACCCGTACTTCGCGGCGTTCGGGTCAGCGGAGACGGAGCCGCCTTCGTAAGCCGGGTAGCCGTAGCCGTACAGGTACGAGTCACGCCGCGCGCGCTTCTTCTCATACACGCCGTCACCCTCAGCGGAGCCGTTCGCGTTCGTGTTGCCGCCGACCGTGTACACGTAATCGGCGTCGTACGAAACGACTATCTCAGTGTGCGAGCCGCCACCGTTGCCGAAGAAAACCTGAGCGCCAACCGCCGGGTACTCACTGAAGCGCCCCTTGTTGCGGAACCAAGAAACGCCGGTTGCACACGAAGCCGTGCGCGGGAAAAGCTCAGCGTCTCCGGCCTTCAGCGCAACCCAGCTCACGAAGGTCGCGCACCATGCCTGATTCTGGGACCACTCAAGGCCCGGAACGGCAGGCGAATACTTCTGGAAGTTGTTCCAATGTCCGCCCGACTTGCCTTCGTGATAGCCGACTTCGCCGGACGCGATAGACAGAACCTTTGCGAGACTCAACGTGTGCTCTCTTTCTGTGCAACACAAAGCCCCCCAGTCGGATTACTGAGGGGCTGACTACTCACGTGAGTAGTCGGTGACTAGGCAAGCGCCACAATCGGTATGTCGTGATCGGCGAGCGCAGCGGCGTTCGTAGGGCTCACCGTTGTCGGCAACCCTGTCTGACCGTCGAGATACCAGGCACGGGGGAACGGCGTTGTGGTCATGAAGAAGTTCGCCGTTGCAACAGGCGCTTCGTTCTGTACGTGATAGAAGGCGAAGTCAGCCGTGCCGCCGATCGTCTGAATCCACGCAATCCAGTAGCGCCCAGGTGTGAGCGTGCTCGACGTAATGCTGATCGGCACGGCTCCGATGTGGTTGGAAGCCATGGCGGGAAGTACGCCGGATTCCTGCCCAGCCATGGTCAGCGCGACGGCAGCGGAACCGACGACCTTCGTGCCGTCTTCCCGATAGATGCCCGCTGCCCAACGGTCCGCCGACACGCCGCCATACCCGCGCGCGAACATGACGACCTTAGAAACAGTGGTCGACTCCGTGATGTTGATTCCCGACAGGAACAACCGGCCGGTCTTCAGGTACTTCACGGCAGGGTTCGCCACGCCGCCCGGGTCGCACGACCATGCCTTGAAGCCGAGTGCCTGGGGCGTCCAACTGTTGCGCGCAGCATCGGGGATCTGAGCAATCGGAACGTCGCCGGACGCGTCGAGCGTGGCAACTCCGTTCGCTACGCCCCTAGTTGAGACGGCAACGTAAGTCGACGTGAGCGACGGAATCTGAGCCGTCGGGACCTTGCTTGAAGCGTCGAGCGTGGCGACACCCGAAGCGGCACCCAGCGCGGTAGTGGCAACGGCGCCAACGTCGGCAGCGTTCAGGACAACGTCACCGGTCTTCGTGTTGACGCTCGACACAGCGCCCCCGCCCGAAGCCGCCGGAAGCTGAGCCGACGGAACCTTGCCGTCACTGCCCAGGGTCGCAACGCCGTTCGCTGCGCCCTTCTCTGTAGTCGGCACAGCCCCAACGTCCGTAGCGGCAAGGGTGATTGCCGCCGCACTGACACCGTTGACCGACTGAACGACACCCGGAGCACCCGCAGCGCCCGTATCACCCTTCGGCCCCTGAGCGCCGGTCGCGCCCGTGTCGCCCTTGACGCCCTTGATGTTGCCCTTCGGCGTGCCCCAGCCGGACGCGTCACGCTGATAGACGTCACCCGTGTCAGTCCGGATCAGGACGTCACCGGCAACGGTCCCAGTGCTCGACGTCGCGCCGGTTCCCACGTACAGCGCAGCGCCCCGAACATCGGCCGTAGCGACCGACCACGTACCGGCGGACTTCGTCCACATCTTGTACGCCGTGTTATCTACGCCCAGGGTCGTTGTCGTGACGCGCTGAAAGAACACGTCTCCGTCAATGCCGACCGTTGTAGGCGAAGTGGTGCCCGTCCAAATCTTGTTACCGGGCGAACCGACGGGCCCAACAAGGGAGTCGAGCCATTCCGCCTCAGTGCCGGTGAAGCCGTCGGCAACGGCCACTTCGTACGCGCTGGGTCCGGGAACGGCAACGTACGTCGGCGTAGTCGGGTCAGCGGGTGCAACGTCGGCAAGGTCAACCGTGTTGTTCAGCGTGTCCTTCGGCAGCACCATGGAATAGGTGCGCGCCCCAGTGACGCCGGTCAGATTCTCCTTAACCGTGTACGTCCACCCGGAAGGGTTCATGTTCGGCGCGTCCGTGGCAGGCAGGCGCACGCCAATGTTTCCGTCGGCGTCAATCAGCCTGCCCGACTCATCGAGCGAACAGACGACCGGACCGGCAAGGAACAAGTCCGACTCAGAGAATGTGACGAAGGGCGCCGTGAATGTAACGGTGCCCTTCAGTCCCTTGCCGCCGAATCCCTCGTACTGTGCCGTGACGCGCACCGTAGGAATCTCATTCGGAATCGGCACGTGCGCCCCCAATCAGGTTGTCAATGTGCGTGCGAAGCTCACGGTTCTCAGAACGGAGCGCTTCAACTACGTCGATAAGGCGCGCAACTTCCTTCTCAAGCCGGTCAGCGCGCGCCGTCTGTGCCTCAGCTTCTTCGCGCCACGCATCCCGTGCGCCGGTCTTCACCTGCCGATAGACCAGCAACAGGAAGAGACACGCTCCGCCGACAATCTCAGCGGCGCCGGTCAGATCACTTATCCCCATGTCGCTGCGCCCCCGTCAGTCGGCGTCAGGGTGCCGTCAATGCGCGGGTTGCCGTTCGTGTTCTCTTCGACGTACGTACCCAGGGGCACACCCGTAATCAGGTGCGGCATTCCCATGCCGACCGTGTTGCCGTCGGGCAGGCGCTTCAGAACCTTGTATTCAACGGCAAAAGCCTTCCACTGATTCGGGTCGTCAAAGCCGATCGGCTGGGGGTGAATCCAAGAGATTGTGAGCCGACGCGTCAAGCCCCGCATGTCGGCACTCGTGAAGTCCGACGTCTTGTCAATCACGAATTCCGAAGTCTTGCCGCCGGTAATCATGTCGCGCACCCAGACACGCACAGAGACGTCAGGGGTGCCGGTCGAATACCAGGGAAGGTGAAACGGAATCTGAAGGAGAAGCACCGGCTGATTCAGGCCCGTCGAGTTGATAAGCCCTAGCACGTGCGGCCCATACTCTTCGCCCGTCGTGCCCTCAACCGAAGGCGACTGATACGAACTGAAGGGCATCGGCTGATTGACGCTCCCTAGCTTCGGCTTCCGCTCAAGGGCAGCAAGCCGACGCTTCATTTCGTTCAGCTCCGCCACAAGGGAAGGCGGCAGCGCATTAGCCTGAATCGCCACTTACAAACACTTCCTTACTCGCCAAAGACAAAGCCGCCGTCTCCGTGCCGTTCACGTCAACATCAATGCGGCGTTCGGTCAGAACGAACTCTTCAAGCAACTGGACATAGCCGGAATCGACATTGACCGTGCCGGACGCGCCGACCACGAACGCCGCCGGGTCATACACGCCCGGGTACAGGTTCAGCGTCGGAATGGCGATTACCTGACGACCAACGGCGGCAAGGGCAGCGGCCTTCGGAATCAGGTCAGCGGTCGACTTCAAGTCGGCGTACGTCGTGACCTGGGTCAGCTCCGGGCCTTCGAGCGCATTCGACACGATGCTGTACGGCTTCACGCCCGTGCCCATGTCGGCACCAAACGTCACGGCTTCACTCGCAAGCTTGCTGCCGTCGTACGCGACCGTAGACACGTCGGCGTCAACACGGTGCGTCAGCGTCGGGAACGTCCGGGAGACGCGCGCTGAGTGAAGAATCCGGTGACCTATCCGGGTGCGCTTCGCGTCCGCCCAGAAGGTTTCATACCGAAGGTCAAAGCCGCCGTCTTCGTCGGCAAGCTCATTCATGGCTTCAGCGATTTGCTTGAACTCACTGAAGCCCCAGGTGCGCGACCTAATCCGGCCGGTCGTCGTCAGCCGTGACGTGTCCGTGCCGATACCGCCGTTGGCGTTCGCGTGCTCGACCCAGGCGCGCAAGAGAAGCGCCTGATCCGTCTTGCCGTTGTACCCGCCGGGCATGTCGAGATAGCGCGCGGCGTAATAGCTGTGCCACCCGGACGCGTTCAGTGCGAGCGTTCCGGCAGCAAGGTCAGCGGTCGCCGTCCAAAGCATTCCGCCCCAGTCGGGTTCGCCGTCGCGCGTCACCACAAGGGCAGTGCGCCCAGGTGCAAGCGTCTCAGGGTCGGCAGCGTCAAGCGGCATACCGACGGAGCACGCACCCGCAGCGTTCAGCGTTTCGCTGTATTGAATGCCGGTGACCGGCAACGTAGCAATCACGCTGCCGGTCGTGGCTTCAACCTGAAGGACTTCGAAGTCAGGCATGGATATACCCCCTACCTATATGAAGGGAGTCGGTTACGAATTCCATGGCGACTTCGAGAACGACTCATTGACGTAGACGTTGGCAACCGACGCGTCAGCGCCGTACTCAATCGAGCCGCTTGCCATAAGGGCGAGTCGGCCAACGCCGCTATTCGTCGTGCCGTACGACTGACCCGAAGAGCCGTACGTGTTCTGAGTCGGTCGGGTAATCCCGGACGGCATAAGCGCGGGAATCACAAGCTGATCAATGTCCTTGCTGGGCGACATGTTGATTTGCCCGGACAGTTCCCAGCCGTTCGAAGACTCGCGAATGTACAGCGTGCCCGTCACGGTTATGTTCGTGCCGTCCTTCGCCTGAACGTTCTGAAGCGTGCACGTCTTCCAGGGGCCCGGGTCCGACGTGTGCCACGTTCCGGCGTTCGTCCGTACCCAACGCTGATTCGTGCCCAGGTCGTACAGCGTGAAGCCAACCGGGAACGCCGACGCCGACGGCAGCACACCCGCCCAGTCAATCGCCACATGGCCGTTCGCTAGCGTGCCCTGATCGGCGTACTGTCCCGTGTGCCGAACTACCGTCAGGGTGAACGTAGTTGTGGCCTTCGGGACGTCGAGCACGCACAGCGCCACGGAGTTAGCCGGACGCGTCGGCACAACCGGCGAAGCGGCAGGGGTGCCCTGAACAAGTTCAATGGCAAGCCCGTTGCTGCCGTCGACCGCCGACGTAGTCAGCCGCGCAACGATCAGGTCTTTACGGGGGTTGTCGTTCGAAGCCGTCGGCACGGCGATTGTCTCGCCCGACGACCATGCCCAGGTGCCGCCGCTCGACGCTCCGCCGATGAGCACGTTGCCCGCCCCAACGGCCACGGTTCGGTTCGTCTGATTCGAGTTGGCAAGGAACTGGGTCGTGCTCGCAAACAGGTGACTCAGCGACCCGCGCGGAACCATGACACTTTGCCAGTTGGCAAGGTCAGCCGCGCCATACCCGACGCCGTCCTGAAACCATGCAAAGGAACTCATCAAACCCACCTATCCGACCACGTAAGCGAAGCCGTTGCCGTCGTGTATTCGTCTCTACTGCGGAGCCGCAAACGGTGCTCACCCGGGCCAAACTCAGGCCACGTCGAACCAACCGTGATGAAGCCGGAGACGTCGCCACCCTGGGCGTTCGTCGCCGTCATGGCAGCGGAGTCAATGACAACCGTGCCGTCGTAATCCACGCTGAAGAACTGTCCGGTGACGTCGTCAATCAGCGTCGGTGAAGCCGCACTTGTGATCGTGACGACCGGTCGAGCCGCCTCACTGCCGTACTGGGTAAACCGGCTTACCGGGTCTTCAGGCTGGGGCCCCTGCCCTTCGATCTGCCATGGGACCGTTGCCGGTATCACAAGGCCCGAAGGGAGTTGGTCACGCTTGAAGCTATTCACGGTGACCGTCCGGGGCGCGTCACCCGTGATGTAAGGAGACGACGCGAAAAGCTCAACCACCATGTTGCAAGTCAGGTACGCGAAGTTCAGGTCAAGGGGTGCCGTCCGCCGACGCGTGCGCGCCATGACGTAAGCCGTCTGATCGGCCGCAGCGCCCGGGAAACGGAACCGGAAGGGGCTTTCATCAATGCCCGGCTTGAAAGCCGCCTGAAGGGCGTTCAGGGCTTCCGTGAACTCTTCCCGGGTCGAGCCGTAAACCTCAAGCGTCAGCGTGACCGTGCGCCCGTTCAGGTAGTCCCGTCCGGGCCACAGTCCGTTTCGCTGCACAAGGGTTAGGTCTGACGACCGTACGTCGGGCAGCGACAGAAGCCCGTCAACGCCGACAATCGAAATGGCGGAGTCGGGTACGCCCATGACAAGCCCCCGAAACTCACATGTCCAGTCGTCCAACTCCGCCACTTCGAACCCCTTCCTGACTACTCACGTGAGTAGTCGTCACGCCGGACTAGTACGCATGGCCCAGGCGACTTCGCGCCCGATAGCGAACGGGTCGGCGTTCGTCTGAACGTTCACGGTTACGCCGCCCCCGCCGGGTCCCGACGCATGGTTAGGCAGCACAGTCGAGCCGCCGGGCAGGTTCACCCATTCCGGGCCACGCTCACCAACGCGCGTCCAGCCGGAAGCCGGGCCACCCATGGCGCGAATCTTGGGAATGGGGGAGTCGGGCAGATCAATGCTGAGCTTGCCCCAACCCAGCTTGTTCGGAATGGCCCAGTTGAGAAGGTCGATCACTCCGTTGATTGCACCCTTGGCAGCGCGACCAACGGCCGAAGCGAGAGACGACGCGAAGCCGCCCAGCTTCGAAAGACCGTTCTTGATTCCGTCAATGACGTAACCACCGACCGACTTGCCCGCGCTGAGAAGCTTGGAAGCCGCCGACAGAATGCGCCCAGGCAGACCCTTGACGAAGTCGACAACGGCGTTAAGCGCGTCCTTCGCGAAGTTCTTCACGTTGTTGAACGTGGACTTCGTGGCCGACCAAATCTTGTCCCAATGCTTGATGAGCAACCCGGGGCCGGTGAAGTTAAGGAATAGGTCCTTCAGCCAATTGAAGATTTTCTTGACCCAGTCCCAAAGCCACTGAAAGACCTTCTTCGTGTACGCCCAAATCGTGTCCCAGTTGGCAACGATGATGACGACAAGGCCGATGATTGCAGCGATCAGAAGCGCAATCGGGCCCATGGCGATAAGCCACGCCGCCGCCATGCGTGCCGCCTGAAGGAGTGACTGAGTGCCCATGAGAATCCATGTGCCGACAATCGTTGCCCCCGACAGAACGGCCCTTGCCGCTGCCGCAATCCAACCGCCGATAGTCGACCACGAAGCCGCTACCTGAGTTGCCGCCGACGTGACCGAAGCCGCCGCCGTTGTGACCCAGCCGGTAACCACACTCGCAGCGGTAATGACTTGCTGAGTGGCCCAGCCGATCAGCGCCGGAAGGATCAGGGTCGTAATGACTCCGGCGATAATCCCGAAGGTCGTGCTGTGCTGAGAGATGAACGACGCCGTTGTCTGGATAGCCGACGCCACGCCGCCCAGCTTGCTTGCGAACGTCTCGACAACGGGAATGACCGTGCCGCCCAGGAAGTCAACAAGCCCAGTCGTCAGGCTCCGGGTGAATTCCTTCATCTTGTTCGCGGCGTTGTCGTGCATGGTTTCACCGGCGGTCTTCGCTGCGCCGTCAATCTTGCCCAGCGACTCAACGGCCGTAGAAGGGTCGAGCGCAAACAACGCGTCTTGCATGTCTTCGGCCTGGGTGCCGAAGAGCTTCACGGCCAACGCCGAACGCTCCGCCGGGTCCTTCACGTTCCGAAGACCGTCAAGAGTCTGGTCAAGCGCCTTCGCTGCCGCCGGTCCGCCTTCGGCAATGGCCTTCGTCATGTCCTTGCCGTTAAGGCCAATGGCCTTGTACGACGCGTTCACTTCGTCGCCACCCGCGCGGACGATAAGGCCGAATTCCTTCAGGGAGTCGGCCACAAGGTCAGCGTCACGGGCGCCACCCTGAAGACCCTGGGACAGAAGACCCATAGCCGTTTTGCCGTCAAGGCCGATGCCCTTGAACTGAACGCCGTATTCGTTGAACGTGTCCAACAGGTCTTCCGACTTGTTGGCACCTTCCTGGGTGCCGCGCACGAGAATGTCAAACGCTTCGTCGGCATTCTTCGCAAGACCGGTCTTCAACATCTGACCAACGGCGGCAGACGTCGGGCCCACTTCGTCACCCAGGACCGTAGCGACGTCCATTGCCTTCTTCGAAATGTTCGCCATTTCGTCGGCGGTCGCTCCGGCAGGAACAAGCCCCTGTTGCCAAAGACCCTTCAGGGCTTCGTTCGCGTCGGCCACAGATTCGCCGTAGCCGGACGAATAGACGGCACCCGCAGCTTCACCCAGGCGCTTCGCCTCAGCCGGTGACGCGCCCAACTGAGCCGTCAGAACATCGTTCCCGGCTTCCCTCTCAAGTGCCTCAGCGATACCCGCACCGATGCCGACGGCGATAGCGCCACCCGCTACAGCGGCAAGCCCCTTCGCCGTCTCACCGAATGCACTGATCTCTTCCGACGCTTCGTCAAGTGTCTGTGACAGTTGCTCGGCGTCACCCATGATTGTGACCTGAATCGGCTTAGCCACGACGCACCCCCTAAGTCATAACCGGCGTGCGTCGCTCACTGCCGCTAGCCGTGCCGCCACTACGTCCACGCGAAGACCGGCGAAGCTCTTTCTGTTCCGCCTCAATGTCTTCAGCCATCTGTTCAACCAACGCGTTGAAGTCTCGAAGTTCCATGCCGCGCACGTCCGACCACGTCAGCCCCCGGAAGTGGGAGACAAGACGCGCGCAAGCAATCACGCGTTGGCTTCGGTAGGGTCCGGCTTGCCCTTGCCCTTCAGGTTGATCTTCAGCGCTCCGGCGTCCTCAATGGTGAAGTCCGGGTACTTGCGCTTCATGGTCACGTACGCCATGGCCTTCAGCATCGGGGCGCGTCGAGCACCCGGCTTGTTCAGCGCGTCGAGCGGCTGACCCGTGATCTCTTCAATTGCGTCAATCTCATCGAGCGTCAGGGAATCAAGCTTCAGGTCAAGGGTGAAGTTGTCGGGGGCAACGAAGGCAGGCTTCTTAGCGGGCATATCAACTCTCCAAGAATTTGCGAACGACGGCGTCAATGCGGCGTTCGTACGTAGCGGCCACGACGTCCGACTTACGGGCCATGGCACGGAAAAGGAACCGGTTCGGGCGTATGTTGCGCTTGCGATATCCGAAGTGGATTGCAGCGGCATAGGGAACGCGTGAAGCCGAACCGGCTTTGATGACGGCGCCCTTCGCGGAAGCCGTGACCTTAATGGACTTGTCCAGCTTGCCCGGACGGTATTTCTTGCTCGACTTAGAGTCGCGCTTACCGTCCGGGCTTTCGTGCTTCGCCTGGGGGATCAGAACTTCGCCGGAAGCCTTGTTGGCTTCGCGCACGGCCTTGTTCAGTTCCTTGTCTTTCAGGCTCCGTACATTCCGCTGAAACTCACGAAGTCCGTCGACACGAATTGTGTACGCACTTCGCTGCGCCATTACGGCTCGACCGGCGTACCCGGCTCGACGTACGTGAGCTTGATTGCAGCCACGCCCGGAGTGCCCGGGTCGAGAATGCGGAAGGGGAGATTGTGAACGGTGACTTCGTCGGTAGCCGCTTCGGGAGACTCACCCGTGAACTGAATCGCCGGAGCCTCAACGGTCAGCGAAGAGCCGGGCAGCACACCCGTGAACTCGACCTTCAGGGAGCACAGCTCACCCGCAATGAAGGCTTCGTACAGGGTCAGCGAAGACGCGCTGAACTCACCCTCAAGGGTGCCTTCGTACGTCGGCACAGCGTTGCGAACGGGCTTCTTCTTCAGCTCATTCGCGCGCAGAAAGCGCCGGTCCGTCTTCATGCCCAGGTCACCGGTCAGCTCAAGCGAAGTGGCGTCGAACGCAACCGCGCTGCCGTCCTTCGAAAGCTCGACCCCGGTCCGGGTCCAGTCGTACGGGTACGCCTCAACCGGGTACACGGGCGCGATGATCTGAGCCGGGTTGGTCGTGTGCTCGACGTCCTGAAAGTCGAACGTGACGTTGAGCTTCACAGCCTCTTCAACTTCAGCGGTCAGTGACCACTCAGTTGCAACACAGCCCTTGTGCTTGTACGCCGCCTTCGTGCCGTCGGTCCCAGGGCGAACCATCTGAGCGGAGAATGAAGGCGCCTGGGTCACGTCGGACGTCTCAAGGACCGTAGTCCGTACGCCGCCCGTGTCGGTGACCGTGACCTTGTCGAACGCCGACGTCAGAAGGGAACCGGCCCCAGCGTCCAGAAGGTCAACTTCAAGCTCACCTTCGCCACCCATGTTGACCACGTTCCGCCGGTCAGCGCGTGCCGTCTGCATACCGGCCCGGAAGCCGACAGACTCAATGAACTCACGAGTGGTCTTCCAGCTATCCGCCTGCCCCTCGTATCCCTCAACGTCGGCGGACAGGGTCCCGTAAGTGTCTTCCCGCCCAATGCCAATGCTTGCGTCAAGCGCCATGCGTGCGCCCCCTTCTATTGGTAGACGCGCCCACGAACACGGACGCGAACGGTCAGCGCGGAGTACGCGCCGTCAGTGGTTTCAGTGGATTCGACGGAAGCCGACTCAGGCCGTACGTCGAGCAAGCCGGGCACCGAAGCAAGGTCGGCATTCAAGGCCGCGCAAGCTTCCTTCACGTGGTCGCGTATCTCGTACACGGCACGCTCAGCGTCAATGGGATTGCCCGGGGTCGTGACAACGGCGTGCGCTTCTACGTAGCCGGTCACGTTGGTTGGCTTCGCGCCGGAGCGCATAGCCGCTGGGGCAAGGTCGTCGTCAGTGGTCGCCCCCAACCACACAGCTTTTCTACGGGAGTTGTCCCCCGTCTCAGCGAAGGTGCACTGAACGCCCGTCGGCACAGCGGCCTTCAGTGCGTTGAACAGTGCAACCTTCGCGTCAAAGATCAGCGCCACACGCAACCCCTCACATGAAGATGAACGGAAGGCGGACGCGATACAGGTTCAGCTTCGCGTTCACTTCGGGCAGCGACGTCGGGCGCCAACTACCCCCAGCCTGGGCAAGCTGAATCGAGCCGAACTCAGACTGAAGCTGAAGGGCACGATCAGGAATGCGCGACACATGGTCGAGCACGTATTGCCGCCCCAGGGTGCGCACGCACCAACGAATGGTTTCCGGAGTCGGGTTCTCGGCTGTGTCCCACTTCTGACCCGTGTACGCCTCAACCGTCTCAACAGAGAAGTCGATTGCTTCGGACAGAAGCTCATCGGAAAACAACGAAGCGTCATCCAACCCGTCAAGCGCGCGAAGCTCTTCAATCGTCGCGTATGCCACGCTGCGCCCCTTCCAAGGGACCCAGGGCAAGGGCGCCCCGACTACTCACGTGAGTAGACGGAGCGCCCCCACACCTAGGAAGGATCAGGCACCCGGACCAACGGTCAGAACCTTCGCGCCGCGCGCGTCGACCAGAAGGCCGTCAGCACGCTGAAGGAACCGGTAAACAATCTGGTCAGTGCTGAACTTCGCGTCAACCGAACGGTCGACACGCAGCGAACCGGCGAAGCGGACACGGTACTTGCTCAGGTCGGCAAACAGGATCTTGTCGACCGGCATACCGTCGTCAGTCTCAACGACCTTGCCGTTGAAGGTGGACGGAGCGCCAACGGTAAGACCGGACTGCCACAGGTACTGACCGTTCGCGTCCTTGAGCTTGCGCATCTGAGCCGCGCGAAGGTCGTTCACAACGTACTTCGCGTTCGCCCGGTACGCGCTGGGGACCTCGTGGTAAAGGTCAATCAGGGCGTCGGAAACCTTGCTGTCCGTGTCGGTCAGCGCGAACGTGGCAGTGGCCGGAGAAGCGTCGGTCAGAATGCCGCGCGGCTGACCGGTACCGGTACCCGTGATGAAGTGGCGCCCCATGGCGTCACCGATAGCCGGACCGGCGTCGGAGACAAGGAAGCCGACAAGGTCAAGAACCTGGTCAGTGGCGAACTCATACGACACGACAGAAGCGAAGCCGTACTTGAACCCGCCCATGCTGCGCTGAGTGGTCGCCGGGTAAGACTCAGGAATCTCGGCAGTCTCACCGACAATCGAAGCGGTCGACCGACCCGTGATGACAGTGAAGTCAAGCGGGTTGGCGTCGGACGTAGTGAACGTGGTCGCGCCACCGCGCATGATCGCGGAACGCTCGACCGCCTGAGCAATGAGCTGACCGTAAAGGGTGCGGCTCAGCACGTTCGGGTTCGCGGCCTTCGTGCCGTCGCGCTTCTCCGGGGCGAACTCAAAGGAACGCGCTTCGCCCAGGTTGCCCGCTCGAAGGGTGGCGTCGTCGTCAACGTCGGCGGAGCGCTGGGCGCCGGAGCCGGAACCCTGAAGGCCCGACAGAAGCGACGTCACAGCGTCGGTCGCCTTGATTGCCTCAATGCCACGCTTGATACGGCCGTCAAAGTCAGCGACGGCGGAGAGAAGGCGCTCTTCCTTCGCGGTCGCGTCGGCGTCCATGGGCTTACCGGCGAACTCATCAGTCAGCGCCCGAAGCTCAGCGGTCGCACGCTCGCGCGCCTCAAAGTTGGCGCTCAGGGTAGTCGCGTCCATGCGGACACTCCTTACTTAGAAAGCGCGCGAACAAGGGCACGCGCGTCAGGGTGAGAAGCCGGGGCTGTGTCGCCGTCCGGCTGGGAATCGCGCACTTCGTCAGAAGCCGGGGGCGCGAACTCCCCGATGTTCAGGACTTCTTCAATCGAGCGAAGAGAAGCCTGAGTTGAGAGATAGGCAGGGTTCGTAACCGGGCCCAGCTCTCTTACGTCCATGGCCGTGATCTCCCGAATGGGAAGACCCGTTTCCGTGTCGTCGTCGTCGGCACGTCGCTGCCCGCCGTCGAGCACCCGGAACGTGAAGGACGACCCCTGAAGGTCGCCACGCTTCAGAAGCTCAGCAACGTCACGACCAACCGTCGTGTTCGGTAGATCAATCTCGTACCAACCGCCTTCGCGGTCTTCACCGACTCGCAGCGTCCCGGACGAAGTACGCCCTAGCAACGCCGATGAGTTGTGGTTGAACGTGGCGTACACGTCGTTCTGTCGCAGCGACGGAGCACCGGCCCCAGGAACAATGCGTTCCCGGAAGCCGCCCAGGTCTTGACTCAGTTCGTTGAACCGGTACGCGTACCCGCGCATAGAAATGCGCCCGTCTTCCGACGCGCGCTCTTCAAGTGCTCCGACGGCAACGCGAAACTCACGCGTCTCCGTCATCTTCAGTTTCCCCTTCGTCGTCCGGCTCTTCGTCGTCCGGCTTGTCGTCCGGCTCTTCGTCGTCCGGCTCAGGTGCGGGGGGCTCAATGGCTGGGGGAGTAGGGGCCGGTTCGGGCTTCGACTCTTCGTCAACGTCGCCCAGGTTCAGCGGCACCCGGTACTTCTCACCCAGGCCGTCAGGCAGGGGCGGCAAGTCTTCAGCGGCACGCACTTCGTCAATGCTGTAAATGCCGTTCTGAAGTCCCAGGCTCCAAAGCTCCATTCGTTCCTTCGGAGCGCCACGCTTAATTTCGTCAAGGTCGAACTTGACGAACTTCATGCGGTCCGCCGTCTCAGCGAAGAGAAGCCGGTTAAAGCCGGACTCAATCCGCTCAAGCCACGGCCGAAGGCTGAACATGCTGAACGCAATGTTCTGTTCAGCAAGCCCGCTGCCCCATGACGTCGAGTTGGTTGCATCGCTGATCAGGTGCGGAGGCACGCCGAATATGCGCGCAATCTCCGGAACCTGAAACTGACGCGTCTGAAGAAACTGGGCTTCGTCCGGCGACATGGCGACCTTCGAGAACTTCGCACCTTCAGTGAGAAGCGCTACGCGGTGCGCGTTGTCGACCCCGGAGTTAGCGGCACGCCACGCTTCACGCGCACGTGCAAGCC